AAGGCATGGGTGTATTACCCTGACGAGCCGTACCCCATGGGGTATATCGGGTACGGTGACTTTCGCACCGAGGTTGTTGGTGACGATACATACATGGTTGCGTCCCGCACGATCACCAACGACAAGTACGCCTCGTATCAAGATCAGCATCACATGAAGATGACAACCAATATCGCCACGGCTGTACGCAACGCCAAGCGTTTTCTCCGTAACTTCTCATCGTATGAGATGGCGAGAGCGCATCTTGCCGAGGCGGCGAGTAAGTCACAGGAAAGTGAGAGCGGTGCTGGCACAGAGTATCGCAACGCAATGCGTAAGCTGTTTGACCATGAGAGCAGTCAGTCCAACAAGATGCTGACCGAGTTGCGCAACCTTGTGGACACAGGACATGAGTTCGTTGACGCGGCGTTCGGTGCTGACCTAAAAGCGATGTTCAAACTGTATGACGATCACAAGGCACTCAAGGACAAACCGATCCACAGTTACTTTGTTCGTGTGTATGAGAAGTTCGGCAAGCAGACATTCGATGTGTGCATGGTGGACAATATGCACACCAACAGATGGAACGCGAAAGTGTCTAACGACTTCCAGAGTTACACTGATGACCTGCCCGAGGATATAATGGGTAAGGTGTCGATGTTGGCTATGGTCGAAAGCGGCACATACGTTGACGATGTTGGCTACCGCGCAGACGAGGGATTGTTCTATGTCGTTAGATCATGACACGTTATACCGTGTTTCAATAGACCCTGATACAAATACTGTCCAAGTGTCATGTATAGGCATAGATAGGGTTGACAGCGAACTGGAGGGTAATTACCTTACTGTAGAAGATTTACCGCAGTGGGTGCAAGAGCGGATCGCGCTGTTGATGATGGTCGATCCCAAGCCACCCACACCGGAGATTGAGGGCGTGGGTCAACGCATAGACAGGTATACGTTCTGGGTATGCAACAAGGAAGGATGGGAGTTGAACTACTGTGTCGCGTTATACAATGACTGGCAGGACAATTACAGTTGGAGCCTTGAAGAATATGGCTACCCCACTGGTGATGGTGTCGGCTCTAACGTGGTGAAGTTTCCACAAAGACCGTGGGAATGTTAGTGGTTCACTAACACGTTTGGGAATACCGCCGAGTTGAGATCGGCGGGGGAGAGGGGCAAGCGCGCACCCTCTCCTTGCAAAACAGGCGAGAGGCGGGTCAAACTGCCTCTCGTTGAAACCAGTTTTTGCGGAGACACAGATGGCGATGACGCCCGAAGCAAAAGTGAAGAAGAAGGTAGTAGCAGTCCTCAAGGATTTGGGAGCGTACTACTTCTATCCGGTTACAGGAGGGTACGGTCGTAGTGGTGTACCAGACATAGTAGGTTGTTATCAGGGAACTTTCTTTGGCATTGAGTGCAAGGCCGGTAGCAATAAGCCCACACCGTTACAGCAGTTAGCATTGGACAGCATTTCCGAACAGGGTGGCCTCGCTCTGGTAGTGAACGAGGATAACATTGGTGAGGTAGCCCAAAGCCTCAACACCATCCCTTTCGGACGGTAAGCAGTGAGAGCCGTAACATCCGCTGCAGTAGGAGCCGCCTAAGTTATACCTTTCAAGGGGTGGTGATCTTACAGGGGGAAGCGTGGTTTGTTGTTGGCGCGCTTCCCCCCACCTAACAATGTTAGTGGCTCACTAACATGGAGACGATGATGGCGATATCAAAACGGCGTAAAGAAGTTCTGGCAGAGTATGGTGTGGGCAAGAAACGCAAGCCAAAGAAGGGTGTACCAATGACCTTATATCCGCACAGTATGGATCGACCTACCAAGCCGCCGGTCACATTACATGAGTTGGAAAAATCTGCGCGTGATGCTCGTCGCAAGAAGGACAAGGAAAACGAGTTGGTAGCACTGCGCCGCTCGGATCGTGAGTATGGTGTGCGCACAAATGGTGAAAAAGTAGACCACGCACTCATACCGCCACACCGCATGGGGCAGATGTCCGCAGGTCAGGCGAAGCGTGGTACGCGAGACCGTCCGTCCATTGCTGACGGTGGTGGGTGGATGTTCTTTAATGGGATAGACAACGGTATTGAAGAGAAACACCACTGGCTCGCATCACCTCATGATGCAATGAACACTAACTTGATATCACAAAACCCTGATACAGGGGCGTTGACGTGGCACGGCGATGTCTGTGTGCATTGCGGAAGTCCGCCAAAAGATATTGGTGAGGTGATGCTTGCACAGTATGGCCCGACTGAATTTATTTGCACTGACTGTGGAAAGCACATGACACACCACGGCACAGGTATGCGTGGGTACATGACAGGGCAGATAT